ACATTAGTATTGTTATAAATAAAACAGTAAACAATAACTTTTTACATTAACAGGAGAAAAGTATGGCATTTCAAGTATCACCAGGCGTACAGGTCAACGAGATAGACCTTACAAATGTTGTACCAGCAGTTTCAACAACTACTGGGGCATTCGCTGGTTCATTTCAATGGGGCCCTGTTGATGAAGTAAGAACAGTTTCAGATTCAAAGGGTTTGGTAGACACATTCGGTACACCTGCAAACACAGATGCAGGTGCAGAGGACTTTTACACAGCAGAATCTTTCTTAAAGTATGGTTCATCACTAAGAGTAGTAAGAGTAAACTCAACGGGTTTAGTTTCAGCTAACGCAAGTGGTGGAACATCTTTACTTAAACACCATGATGACTATGTTAACACATATAAAGCAGGTGCTCAAAGTGGAACTGTTGGAAAATTCATTTCAAAATATGCAGGTTCTAAAGGTAATTCATTAAAAGTATCAACTTGTGCGAGTTCAAACGCATATTTTAACGATACAGTAACCACTACAGGTGGTGCAGAAGCAGTTGGTCAAACAACAATTACAGTTGCAGCCTCAAACGTATTTGTTCTAAGAGACATAATTACGTTTCCACAAACACATGACACTCAGTATAGAGTATTGAGTGCTCCTAGTGGAACAACAATCACAATCGAAGCATTAGACCAACCTGCAGGAACAGGATTAACAACTGCAGTTGCAAACGGTGCTAATATCGATAGATATTGGGAACACTACAATTTATTTTCAAAAGCTCCAGGCAAATCTGCAAGTTCAGCAGCTGCTGGTGGTTCCAATGACGAAATTCACATGGTAGTAATAGACGAAGACGGTGGTTGGACTGGTACTGCAAACACAGTTCTAGAAACATTTGGTTTCGCTTCACTTGCATCAGACGGTAAAGATGCACAAGGTGCTTCAAACTACTACAAAGATGTATTAGAAAGTAAATCAGACTACGTTTATTGGTCTGCTCACTCTACTGGAACACACGCAGGTGCGGCCGTAGAGAAAACACTTGCTCAATCAGCAGGTGCAGCTTTCGGTCAACCAAGTATACCTGAAAACAGTTCATTAAGTGCTGGTGCTGACGGTAGAACTGGAACTGCAGGTCAAAAACAAACTGCATGGTCAGACCATTTCGAAGATGCAAACTCAATAGATATATCTTTCCTAATCGTTGGTTCAACAAGAACAGATAACGGTTCAGGTACAGACCAAGACCTTCTTGCAGATTGGACAACACAAGTCAATCAGGCAATCTTACTTGCAGAGAAAAGAAAAGATTGTATGGTTATCGCAAGTCCAAGACGTGCATCATGTGTCAATGTTTCTTCAGAATCAGCTCAAACAACAAGCGTATTAGCAGACTGCAACACTGCAACTTCAAGTTCATTTGCAGTTTTAGACTCAACTTGGGTCTACCAATACGATAGATTCAACGATAAGTACTGCTGGGTTCCTGCAAACGGACACACTGCAGGTATTATGGCAAGAAGTGATTTATTAAGAGATGCGTGGGTTTCACCTGCAGGTTTCTCAAGAGGACAATATCTTGGAATCACTAAAATCGCTTACAATCCTAAACAGGGTTCAAGAGATGACCTTTATCGTGCAAGAATCAACCCAGTCGTAACATTCCCAGGCCAAGGTACAATCCTGTTTGGTGATAAGACTGCACTAACAAGTCCTTCTGCATTTGATAGAATTAATGTAAGAAGATTATTCATAGTCCTAGAAAAGGCAATTTCAACTGCTGCTCAAGCACAACTCTTTGAATACAATGATGCATTCACAAGAGCACAATTTAGAGCTGCGATTGAACCTTTCTTAAGAGACGTGAAGAATCGAAGAGGTTTGATAGACTTCTCAGTGGTTTGTGATGAAACAAACAACACTGATTCAGTCATGGATAGAAATGAATTTGTATGTTCTATCTTTGTTAAACCTGCTCGTTCAATTAACTATATAACTTTGAACTTTGTCGCTGCTAGAAGTGGTGTTCAGTTTGAAGAAATCTATTCAGCAGTTTAACAGGAGTAAGATAAATGTCAACAATAGACCAATTTAAAGCACAACTAATCGGTGGTGGCCCAAGGGCAAACAGATTCCGAGTCTTTCTTCCTCGTGCAGGAAACAAAATCGAGTTTTTAGCAAAAGGTTCTTCAATACCTGCAGCTACACTTGGTGAAGTGTTAGTGCCTTTCAAAGGAACAACATTAAAACTTGCTGGGGATAGAAGTTACGCAGACTGGTCTGTTACCATTATCAATGATAATGAATTCTCCGCTAGAACTGCATTAGAACAATGGCAACAAGAAATACAAGGTCATGGTACTTCAACAGGTATGGCAACAACAGATTACTTGTTAAGTAGAGCCTTTGTCGAACAATTAGGTAAAGACGACTCAGTCCTTGCGAGATATGAATTTTTTAACTGCTTCCCTAAAGATATTGCAGAAATAGCATTAAGCTATGAAACTGAAAATGCTTTAGAAGAATTTGCAGTAACATTTGCATATTCTCACTGGGAAAGAGTAATTTAAGTTCTTTAACAAGAAAAGTGAATAATATCACTCTCTTTAAGGTGGTATAAATAATAGTATGGATATATTTGGATTTGAAATAACTCGTAAAAAAGACGAGTTGAGAGCCTCAGAGGTCAAAACTGCAAAAAGTTTTGTTCCTCAAGTTGACGATGATGGAACACCCATTGTTGCTCAACAAGCAGGGTATATCGCAGGTGGTGCTTATGGTGCCTATGTCGATATGGAAGGTGGTATCAAGAATGAGGTTGAACTTATTCGAAGATACAGAGAAACTTCCTTAGTACCCGAATGCGATGCGGCTATTGAAGATATAGTTAATGAGTGTATCACTTCGGATAGTGCCGATAGGATAGTAACACTCGACCTCAGAGACGTAAAGCTCTCTGATAGCATCAAAACCAAGATGCAAGACGAGTTTTACAACATCTTATCAATGATGAAGTTCAATCAGAACTCTCATGAAATATTCCGAAAATGGTACGTTGATGGAAGGATATACTTCCACAAAGTTGTCGATAGCAAAAGAACTAAAGCTGGTTTAGTTGATATTAGACAAGTTGACCCTCTTAAGATTAAGAAGGTCAGAAATATTGAGACCGATAAAGACAAGAAAGAAGGTGTCAACGTTATCAAAAAAGTGGAAGAATTCTACATTTTTAACGACAAAGGTTTCGATAAGACTGGTACTAATGAAGGTACAACAGTCAGAATTGCACCTGAGGCAGTAACTTATACTACTTCGGGATTGTTAGATTTTAACAAGAATGCAGTTATTGGATATTTGCACAAGGCATTGAAGACTGCAAATCAGTTATCAATGATGGAAGATGCACTAGTAATCTACAGATTGTCTAGAGCACCTGAAAGAAGGATTTTCTACATTGACGTAGGTAACCTTCCAAAGGCAAAAGCAGAACAATATCTTGCAGATGTAATGAACAAGTATAGAAATAAACTTGTTTACAATGCAGATACTGGTGAAATCAAAGATGATAGAAAACATATGAGTATGTTGGAAGATTTTTGGTTACCAAGAAGAGAAGGTGGTAGAGGAACGGAAATTACAACCTTGCCAGGTGGACAAAACCTTGCAGAAATTGACGATGTAGAATACTTCAAGAAGAAGTTATATCAGTCATTAAATGTTCCTGCTTCTAGAATGGAAGCTGAAAACGGATTCAATATGGGTCGGTCTTCAGAAATTTCTAGAGACGAACTTAAGTTTAATAAGTTCACTAACAGACTTCAGAAGAAGTTTGCTAGAGTGTTTACTGATTTATTAAGAACTCAGTTAGTTCTTAAAGAGGTTGTAAGTGCAGAAGAGTTTGATAAGTTTAAAGACTTTTTACAATATGACTACACTGCAGACAATCACTTTACAGAATTAAAAGAACAAGAGATTCTTAGAGAAAGATTAGATGCACTTCAGTCTGCTAGTGAATATGTTGGAAAATACTTCAGTCAAGAGTACGTTAGAAAGTATATTTTACGACAAACTGAAGAAGAGATTAAGGAAATTGACTCTCAAATCAAGTCAGAAAAAGAGGCTGGTGTGGGACAAGATGACCAAGACGGTTTTTACAACTCAAATGAATTAGGAGATAATAATGAGTAATATAGCGAGAGAAATAGTTGACTCCATATCGGATAAGGAACTTGCAGTAGCAAAAGACAAAATCCAACAGGGTATCAAAGAGAAAGCTGCACAAGCAGTAGACTTCAAAAGAGTTGAAAGTCAGACTAACTGGACGGACGTTCCTAAAGACGAAGTAGAAGGTTAGTATGAAAAGTTTTAGTACTGTTGCACGAGAGTTGCAGGAAGCGAAGTTTAAACTTCCTAAAGGACATAAAGAACTCGAAAATGATAGTGTTAAGATAGGTGGAAAACTTGTTGACATAGTATATGCAATGAGTAAAGGTAAAGTACACGCATTTGTAAATGGTCAAAACTTTACGGGGACTAGTCCTTACAAAGACCTAAAAAGTGCAAAGAAAGAATTTAAAGACATCAAAAAGATTATGAAGAACATGGGTGAAGATTTTGATGTTACAATAGAGGAAATAGTAAATGAAATTAATAGCAGAGTTTAACGAAACCATATCGCCCATTATAACTGAAGGTGCAAATGGTAAAAAAGATTACTTCATAGAAGGTGTCTTTATGCAGGCCGACATTAAAAACCGTAACGGTAGAGTCTATCCTAAAGCAATTATGGAGAAGGAAGTTAACCGTTATAAGAAGGAGTTCGTAGAGAAAGACCGTGCATTCGGTGAACTAGGACACCCTGAAGGCCCAACTATTAATTTAGATAAAGTATCCCACTTAATTCAGTCTCTTGACCTAGAAGGTAAGAACTATGTGGGAAAAGCAAAAGTTTTAAGTACTCCAAATGGAGAGATTGTAAAAGCTCTCATTAATGACGGTGCAAAACTCGGAGTATCTTCTAGAGGACTTGGTTCTTTAGAACAAAAGGGAGATGCACAATATGTTAAGAATGATTTTCAACTTGCAACTGCAGGTGATATAGTCGCAGACCCTTCTGCACCTGAGGCATTTGTCGAAGGAATTATGGAAGGTGTTGAGTGGGTTATGGAAAATGGTATTCTTACAAGGGTTCAGTTAGAGACTATGCAGAAAGAATTAAGGTCTGCTAAGTCAAAACAACTTGAAGAAACTAAACTAAATCTATGGAAAAGGTTCGTTGAGAGTCTATAACATATAAATAAAATAAAGTAATACATAAAGTATTAAAACAGGAGAAAAAAATGGCAGAGTTAGAAAATAACCTAGAAACAGTTGATGAAACTGTTGAAACAGTTCTAGAGGCAGGACAACCTGACGCTAAAGCTGAAAAGGGTGATAAAAAACCAGTCAAACAAGGTTCATCCGATGCTGAATCAATAGAATCAGGCAAAGCGGAAGTCGTCCCAGTTGAAACCAATCCTGTTGACAAAGCAGTTAAAGCAGTAAAAGACGCTGAGAAGAAAGTCCCTTCAAATGAAGGCGACCCTCAGAAGAAAGGTGCTGGTAAGGCTGAAAAGCAAGAGAAAATCAAAGAAGATGCTAAACCTTCAAAGATGGAATCAATTAAAGCTATAGTCAACAATATGAAGGAAATGACTAAGGAAGAACTTCAGAAAGTATTGTCTACAATATCTGAATCTGAAGAGGACGAAAGTTTGACTAAAGCGGAAGTTGCGAGAGCAGTTGTTGAGTCTTTGAAGACTATGGACGAAGACAAAGTAGGAGAAATCCTTGAGTCTATGTCTGAAGAGGTTACTGAAGAAGTAACTGAAGAAGATGCAGTTGCAGAAGAAGTTTCTGCAGACGTTGAGTCTTCACTAGTTGAAATTGAAATAGATGACGACCTATCAGCAATTTCAGAAGCACTAGATTTATCTGAAGAAAATTCAGAGAAAGCAAAAACAATCTTCAAAGCTGCTGTACAATCAAAAGTACAGGAAGTTAAAGAAGAACTTGATGCGAAATATCAAGAAGAATTAAAAACCACAGTTGAAACTGTTAAAGCCGACTTAAGTGAAGGTGTTGACAAGTATTTAACATATTGTGCAGAAGAGTGGACGAAAGAAAACGAACTCGCAATCGAACGTGGTTTGAGGTCAGAAATGACTGAGAACTTCATCGAAGGACTTAAAACATTATTCGTAGAACACTACGTTGATGTACCTGAAGATAAGTACGATGTTATTGATGAACTCGCAAATCGTCTCGAAGAGATGGAAGCTAAACTTGACGGTGAAGTGTCTAATAACATGGCAATCACTGAAGAGTTAGATACTCTCAAGAGAGGCAACGTTGTATCAGAAGCGTCTTCGGATTTAACTGATACACAAAAAGAGAAACTTTCTTCACTTGCTGAAGGGGTAGACTTTAAAGATGAAGCAGACTTCGCTGAGAAGATTGCAGAAATCAAAGAAGCATACTTCAAAGTAGACGGAGAGAAAGTTGAGGCGGAAACTAATGTTGAAGAAGGTGCGAACGAATTTCAAGTTGAAGAAACTGAGAAAGTCTTAGACCCTACTATGGACAAGTATTCGTCTGCAATAACCAAACTTAACCCTTTGGGATAAGTTTTAATTTAAAGGAAAAATAAAATGTTTTTATCAGAAAACTTACAAGAAAAGTGGCAACCGATTCTAGAACATTCCGATTTACCAAAAATCGAGGATAACTACAAGAGAGCTGTTACTGCTGTAATTCTTGAGAACCAAGAGAAAGCTTTACAAGAGCAGAACTTGCAAGAAGCAGCACCTTTAAATGCTACTGGAACAGGCATATCTAACTGGGATCCTATATTAATCTCATTAGTTAGACGTGCTATGCCAAATCTCGTTGCATACGACATTTGTGGAGTTCAACCAATGACTGGCCCTACTGGATTAATCTTTGCTATGAAAGCAAGATATAACGATTATCCTTCAGGAACTAGATTAACTAAATCTGAAGCTATGGGAATAGACGAAGTACAGAGTGATTACTCTGGCGGAGTTAACCCAACAGCTGCAGGCCCTTTAGCTGCTCAGACAGGAGACCCGTTCAACGGTTCTTATGCATCTGATACAGGAAGCGGAATGTCAACTGCTAACGCAGAGGCACTCGGTGATGTAGAAGCATCTAACGGTTTTGCTCAGATGGGTTTCTCAATCGAGAAAGCTACAGTTACTGCTAAGTCAAGAGCATTAAAAGCTGAGTACACACTCGAACTTGCACAAGACCTTAAAGCAATTCACGGTCTAGATGCAGAATCAGAACTAGCAAATATTCTTTCATCAGAAATTCTTGCTGAAATCAACAGAGAAGTTATCAGAAACGTTAACATACAAGCTAAAACAGGTGCAGCCGCAACTGCTTCAGCAGGTACGTTCAATTTAGACGTTGACGCTAACGGACGTTGGTCAGTTGAGAAATTCAAAGGATTATTGTTCCAAATCGAAAGAGAAAGCAACGCAATCGCTAAAGAAACAAGACGTGGTAAAGGAAACTTTATTCTATGTTCTTCAGACGTAGCTTCTGCATTGTCAATGGCAGGTGTATTAGATTACGCTCCTGCTCTTTCTACTAACC